CGAAATCGTCCTGCTCGAAATGTTCGGCCGCGAGACCCGCATCGAGCTCGGGCATGGCGATATCATCCAACCCGCAGAGCTACCTATTGCGGTGCGCGTCAATCCAAGCTACTAGTCGCAAGTCGCGATCAATCAAAGTTCCATCGGTTGCGTGCATTGGTTGCTGCGCATTGTTGTTGGTTTCCACTACTCGCATCTATTGAGGGCCGGAATCCACGTCCCTCGACCGCGCGGCGCGCGTGTCCAACTAATCCCCGCATTCCTGTTTCACGTGAAACGCCCACAGTTGGCCACTGATGCGTTTGTTGGTTGCCCGCTGTCTAGGTCGTTGCTATCGCGAATGACGCACCCGCGACCTCCGGGCGGGCTTGGCGGCCATGGTCTGCAATGCCGGGGGGGGGATGCTAAAATTAGCCGACCCCGGTGGCTATGACCGCCCGCTTGGTCCAATTTTGGAACTTGCACATAGTTTTGGCACTGGGAAAAATGGAGGCCGCATGAAGCGGGGACCAAAGCCACAAGCGACGCACCTCAAGCTGTTGCGGGGCAATCCTGGCATGGCGCTGAATCGGCTGAACTTCAACGAACCGAAGCCCGATGCGCTTGCCGATGTGCCCGGCCCGCCTACGTTTTTGGTTGGGCCTGGTGCCGAGGAGTGGCGCGTCGTTTGCGAGCAGCTTAGGCGACTTGGGATGCTGGTGAAGGTCGATTTGCCTGTGCTGGCCGCCTATTGCTATGCCTTTCAGCAATGGCGGGCGGCGGTGGATATCCTGGCGAAGATGGCGGCGGACGATCCGGTGACGCGCGGCCTGCTTATCGAGGGCAAGCCGAACCCGCTGATAGCGGTTGCGCATCGGGCTTCGATCGACATGGTGAGGTTTGCCAACGAGTTTGGATTCACGCCGGTCGCGCGCGTGCGCATTCAGGCGCCGGCGGATGGCGGCAAGCCCAGCAAGTTCGGCGAGCTTTTGGCCGACTAGGTCATGCTCGCCCCGCAAGCAAAGCGCAGCGCGTATGGCAGGAAGCGCGCCGAGAATGTGATCAGTTTTATCGAGAAGCTGACGGTTCCATCCGGGACTGGCCAGGGCAAACCGTTCAAGCTGCAGACCTGGCAAAAAGCATTCATCAAGGACATTTACGAGCCGCACATCGGGCGCCGGCGAGCGGTGCGTCGCGCGATCCTGTCGGTGGCCAGGAAGAACGGCAAGACGGCGCTGATCGCGACTATTGCGCTGGCGCACCTGATCGGTCCCGAGGCGCTCATCAACGGCGAGATTTACTCGGCCGCCAACGACCGCGACCAGGCGGCGATCGTTTTCAAGTTTGCGCGGCAGATCGTCGAGAGCGAACCTGAGCTGGCCAAAGAGATCGAGATCATCACCTCGACCAAAACCATGTTCGTGCGACGCACCGGATCGATCTATCGGGCGGTGAGCGCGGAAGCCGGCACCAAGCACGGGTATTTGCCGAGCGTGGTGATCTACGACGAGTTGGCGCAGGCCAAGAACCGCAATTTGTACGACGTGCTCGATACCAGTTTCGGCGCCCGCGAGGAGCCGTTGTTCATCGCCATCTCGACGCAGAGCAATGATCCTGAGCATATCCTCTCGAAGCTGATTGACGACGGTATGGCCGGCGCCGACCCGGCGATCGTCTGCCATCTGCACGCCGCGGCCGAGAATTGCGACCTCGACGACGAGGTGCAATGGGCGAAGGCCAATCCGGCGCTCGGCAAGTTCCGCGACCGCGAAGACCTGGTCGCCGCGGTGCGCCAGGCCAAGCGCATGCCGGCGCACGAGCCCAAAGTCCGCAACCTGTTTCTGAATCAGCGGGTGGCGCCGGTCGCATCGCTGATCTCGCGCGCCGAGTGGATGCTGTGCGCCGGGCCGGTCGAGTTCGCCGACCAGGAGGAGGTCTATCTATCGCTCGATCTGTCGAGCGTCGTCGACCTGACCGCGCTGATGGTCGGCTCGGTGTCCGACCCGCTTCGCGTGGTGCCGTATTTCTGGAAGCCGACCGACCACCTGACCGAGCACTCCAATCGCGACTTCGGTAGCGGCACGCACCGCTATCAACAATGGGCCGAGGCCGGGCATCTGCGGCTCTGCCAGGGCAAGACCATCGATCCCGAGACGATCGCGCGGTTTATCGCCGATCTGACGGTGCGCTACCGCGTCAAGGGCTTGGCGTATGACCGCTGGCGCATCAACGATCTGTTGCGCGAGTTTGATCGCGTCGGTCTGCAGGCTTACGAAGACGGCGAAAAGGGCGGCGACGGGCTGCGCTTGGTACCGTGGGGCCAGGGCTTCAAGGACATGGGGCCGGCGATCGATGCGCTCGAGCACGTTGTGATGGAACGCAAGCTCGTCCATCCGGGCAATCCTATTCTGAATTGGAATTTCGCCAACGCGGTCGCGGTGCTCGACCCGGCCGGCAACCGCAAGCTCGACAAGGACAAGGCGAGATTTCGGATAGACGGCGCGGTTGCGCTCGCCATGCTCGCCGGATTGCGGGCACGCGATTGCCGGGCGAAGCCGGTCGATATCGAAAGTTTGATTGGATGAAACCAACGGAGAATAAACCTATGAAGAGACTTCTTGCTGCGACCGCCATCCTGGCGGCGCTTACCCTGCCGGCGGCTGCCAGCACCGTCCTGCTGGGCGGTCAGGCTTGGGACACCACCAACTCAGGCAGCCTCAGCCTCGGCAACGTGGTGCCGGCCGGCAATCAACCGCAGAACGCGCCGTGCGTCATCTGCGGCGCCAACCAGCCGCAGCAGCCAGCGAACTTCGGCTACAACGACTACAGCAACAACGGAAGCGTGTCTTCGATCACCGCCTTTTCCGATCAAGGCAACGGCGGCCGCAACACGCTGGCCGACAACACCTTCGCCACCGGCTACACCGTCGGCGCGGGCAGCCCGTTCCTGGCTTTCCTGTTGCTCAACGGCGACACCAGCCTCGGCTTTAGCATCGGCGTCGATGTCAACGATACCAACCAGCCGCAGACGTTGAATTCCTTTTTCTTCCTCGACTTCACCACGCATACCGTGCTGGCGTCCTTTACCGGCGGTACCACCGGCAACGTGCCGTCGAAGAACAACGGCACCGGCTTCCCGGACTACAGCATCACCGGGGCGCTGCTCAATCTCAACGACGTTCATGTGGGAGATACGATCGGCTTCGTGGCTCTCATGTCAGGGTTGAACGACGGGCCGGACTCGTTCTTCATCGAGGCGGCACCGGCAGCAGTCGTGACCCCATTGCCCGCGAGCCTGCCGTTCTTCGCCGCCGGTCTTGTTGGTTTGATTGGTCTGGTGCGCAGGAGGAAGTCCAACCGGATCGCGTAAGCTGACGCTGCTTCCCGCTCCGTCAGCTCACAGGCCCGCCGGGATGATACCGCCATCCATCGGCATCCCGCCCGGTGGGCCACTTGTCGATGACCAGACACCGCCCCAACCGGAAACGACTCCATAGAGTAGTTGCTCATTGGCGGGTGATCCGCCACAAGAACGGCCGCATCAAGAAACGCATCCTGATTAGGAGTTGTCGACGAGGGCGCGAAATGTGATGGCTGTGATCAACCTGAAACCCTTGCGCGACGGTTTTACCAATCTCCTGGCTGGCCTCGGCGTGCCTGGACGCGACAAGTTTGCGTCGCAGGAATACACGTTCGTGCCGATGTCGCTGGCTGAGTGCGAGATCGCCTATCGCGGCGATTGGATTGCGCGCAAGTGCATCGATATTCCGGCTTTCGACATGACGCGCGAATGGCGGGCGTGGCAGGCCGAACAGGATCAGATCACCAAGCTCGAGATGTGCGAGCGAAAGCTGTTCGTGCAGATGAAAGTGCAGCAGGCGCTCGTCAAGGCGCGCCTGTACGGCGGATCGGTCATCGTCATCGGCGTCGAGTCCGGTAATCCGGAGGAAGAGCTCGTCCCTGAAGCGGTTGGCGAAGGCGATCTGAAGTTCCTGCACGTGGTGCCGTGGCACTATTTGTCGATGGGCGACACCGTTTGGGACGTGAGCTCGCCATATTGGGGGCAGCCTAGTTGGTATCAGTTGCAGACGCAGTTCGATCGATTTGGCCGCCCCGCTCTGAGCAACGCCGCGTCGCTCGCACAGATGCCCGGTTCGCAAGTCAAGATGCACCCCTCGCGGGTCGTGCGCTTCGTTGGACTGCCGCCGCCCGACATCCTCACCTCGAGCACGTCATCGTTCGGCGACAGCGTGTTGCAGCCTATCAACAGCGCGATCAAGGCGTGCGGGCTGATCGCTGGGTCTCTCGCGACGCTGATGTCGGAAATGAAGTTAGACGTCATCAAGGTGCCGAATCTGGGCGAGGAATTGTCGACCGACAGCGGGACGCAGAAGATCATCAGCCGGTTTTCCAACGCCAACGCCGCGAAGTCGATTATCAACACCATCCTGCTGGATTCCAGCGAGGAATGGCAGCGTATCGGGACCAACCTGGCCGGCGCCGAGGCCCTACTGACGGCCTATTTGCAGATCACGTCGGGCGCCGCCGATATTCCGGCGTCGCGATTTCTTGGTCTGCCGCATCGCGGCCTCAACGCCACCGGCGAGGCCGATTTCCGCAATTATTACGATCGGCTTGCCAGCGAGCAGTCGGTGAACCTGACACCAGCGATGAACATTCTCGACGAGGTGCTGATCCGCTCGTCGTTGGGCGATCGGCCGGACGAAATCTATTACGAGTGGAATTCGCTCTGGCAGCAGACCGACGGCGAGAAGGCTGACTTGGCGCTGAAGAAGGCGCAGACCTACAAGATCGATGCCGACGAGGGGCAGATCCCGCCGACCGCACTGGCGCACGCGCGTATCAATCAGTTAATCGAGGACGGTTTCTATCCTGGGCTCGAGCAGGCGCTCGCTGACGCTGAGGCCGAGGGCGATACGGTCGAGGAGCACAACGCGCCGGCGCCGCCCCCGCCGCAACTGGCGCCGTTCACGGGGCAACCGCCCGATCCGAATGCGCCGCCGGCTGATCCCAAAGCACTACCGCCACCGCCAACACAAGCCGACCCCGCCGTGCCGTAAGGAGATGAGCAGATGTTGCAGGTTCTGAACGGCCCTTTCATCCAAGCCGGTGAATCGCTGTCGGACGCCATCGACTGTAGCGCCGGCGAATTGGTGCGGTTGACCATGCCGGGTGCCTGGACGGATGCCGCGCCGCTGACGTTTCAGATCAGCACGGATGGCGTGTTCTACAACGATCTATTCACGCTCGATGGCCATGAGCTCACGTTGCCGGTGGTCGTGCCGGGCGCGGCGGTGCTCGTTTCGCATGATGTCGGGCGCGCCATCGCGTTCATCAGGTTTCGGTCGGGTACGCGGGCCGCTCCCGTGCCGCAGCAAGATCTCCGCGAGTTCGCGGTGGCGGTCAACGTGCCTGATGCCGCGGGTGGCGCCGCTCGGTGAGCGACCCGACCGGTACCGCGGGCCTGCGGCGCTCATTCCTGGCCGAAGGCAACCGCCGCCTGACGCGGGTGCGCTCGCTCACGCATACGATGCTGGTCGAGCACGACGTGATGGCGGCACGCGGCGACCCGCTGGCGCAGTTGCTGCCGCATCCGGGTAATCGGCTGGCGGCGTTCATGCAATGGTTCGAGCAGACGGTTAATGCCCAGTTGCTCGGCGGCCGATGGTGGGAGCGGTTCCTCGAGCGCGCCTATCGCTCCGGATTTGAGGCTGGCAGTGCGCTGACACACACGCCTCCCGGTGCCGCGCCACTGCCGGCGGTGTTCCGCGAGCTCGCCGGTCGCGAGTTCGCGGGCATCGCGGCTGCGCTTGTGCAGCAGGTTACACGGCAGGCCGCCGGTGCCGCGCTCGGGCGGCGCAAGCCGCAGCCGATGTATCGCCAAGTGCTGCCGGTGCTGCGCAAGGTTGGCGACGCTCGCGTTCGGGCCGCGACCAATACGCTGACGGTCAAGCTGCATAACTCCGGCCGGCTGGCACAGTTTCGTGCCGCCGGCATCGCCCGTGTCGGCATCACGCCGGAACGCCTGGAGCCGCGCAAGCCTTCGCGGTTCTTGAAGCGGGATCATTCGCAGCACGACCATTCGCTGCATGATCGAGAAACCGCGGTGCAGAAAAGCCTCCGCGAGGTCAACGAGTTGTTAGCGAAGCAAAAACGCCAACAGGAGGAAGAGCAGGCGCAGGCTGAAGCCGAGCTGGAATCCTACCGGGAGCGTCTAGCGGCCGAGATAGAATCCCACCAGGCGGGTGGTTTGGTGGGCGTGACGGCGGCGCAAGCCGAGACTCAATTGGCGGCGGCCCAGGCGCGGGCAGAGGAGGAAGTGGCGGCCGCCAAAGCCGCTACGGCCGAGCGGGAAGCGGCGGCGGCGGAAGCTTGGCAGAAAGTCCTCGCTGCCAGAAAAGAGGCAAGGGCGGCCGAGTATGCGGCGAAAGCCGCAGCCGCTGTCGAGGAGGAGGCCGCGCGAGCGGCCGAAGAGCCGGCGGTCGAGGAAGTCGGCGCGCCAGAGCCTGCCGCAGAAGAAGTGAACATCCAAACCGCGGGCGATGATCGTGTCTGCGACGAATGCGACGGCATCGCTGCTGCCGGTCCCTATACGCTCGACGAGGCTGACTTTCTGATTCCTGCACATCCGAATTGCCGCTGCAGCTTCGTTCCGGCCGGCGAAGATGCGGCCGATCCCGATCAACTGTCACTTCTGGAGACCAACGAATGACGATCGGCATTCGTTTGGTCGGGCCGCCGGTCGAAGCGCAACTTAGCGCGAATCTTGCCAAGCAGAAGCAGAAAATCAGGCGGTCGGTTGATGCTGCGGCGATGAAACTCGGTAATTCAATCGTAGAAAAAGGCCGCGCTGACATTGCATCGGCCGGTCAGTTCGGCCAGCGATGGACCCAGGGGCTAACCTCCGAAACGACTAACGAAGGCGATGCGCGCACCGTCATCACGATCCGGGAGGCGGTTCCGTATTGGCGCGTGTTCCAGGACGGCGCCATCATCCAAGGTAAGCCGCTGCTGTGGATACCGTTGAGCTTTGCAACGGAAGCACATGGCGTCAGCGCAAAGGACTATCCCGGTCGTCTGTTTCGCGTCGACCGCAAATCCGGCGGCGCTCCTCTGTTGTTGTCGGCGGATGACGGTGAGCCGAAATATTCCGGACACGAGAGCGTTCGCATTCCCAAGAAGTTCCACTTGATGGAAATCATCACCGCCGAGTCCAAGACATTTGGCGAATTGTACCGGGTCGAAATGACCAGATAGCGGGAAAGGGACAGGCCATGTCGCTAAGCGGCCTTGTGTTGGGCATCATCAATATCGCGATCGTGGTCGTGATCCTGCTCCTCGTCGGGGCGGTCATTCTCTGGTTCTGCAACTGGCTGAACTTCCCGATTCCAGCGATGGTGCAGAAGCTCTACATCGCGGTGGTCGCCCTGATCGCGCTCTACATGCTGGTGGCATTGGCGTTCGGCATCCCGTCGATCCGCATCATTTCGCATGCGGGCCTGGTGCCGCTTCTCGCCTGATGCCCAGCGATCGGCAGTTTTTCTTTTCGGTCTTTGTACTGGTCGTGGCCGCAGTGCTCGCGCTGGCGGCCTACGGCTATTTCAGCGGCGCGTGGGATCGCAATCCCATCCCGCCGCCAGCCATCGTCGACTGAAAGGGTCATGCCATGAACATGCTCGACAGGATCGAGGTCGAAGAGCGTTGCGACCTCAGCGACGCCGGTGCCAACATGCGGATAACCGCCGACGGCTATCTGGTGGCGTCGCCGCGGATCGCTCGCACCGGCATCCAGATTTACAGCGGCCATGAGGTTGGCCGCGATGACCTGCAGATGGTGCGGGTCTATCGCCCGGCCGACCAGGTGTTCGATAAGGCGGCAATGGCATCGCTGGCGTGGCGGCCGGTCACGCTCGAGCACCCTGACGACGCCGTCACCGCGAAGAATTGGAAGCAGCACGCCGTTGGTCAGGTCACCGGTGAGGTCGCGCGCGACGGCGAGTTTATCCGGGTGCCATTGGCGCTGATGGACGCGGCCACAATCGATGCGGTGAAGTCCGGCAGGTCGCAACTATCCGTTGGCTATGGGGCGAAGCTCGTCTGGGGCGACGGCGTGACGCCGGCCGGCGAGCCGTACGACGCGATGCAGACCGACATCCGTGCCAACCACGTCGCCATCGTCGCGACAGCGCGTGGCGGCGACAAACTCAAGATCGGGGACGAAACCGATCGCGAGTTCTCGATGGCTGAGCGCGAAGCAGCGGCCGAGAAGGGCCAGGCGATGTCCGGCGGCGGTTTCCCGATCAAATCGGAAAAGGATCTACGCAACGCGATCCAATCAATCGGACGTGCCAAGGATCCGGCTGCCACCAAGGCGCATATCAAGAAGCGGGCGAAGGCCCTGGGCCTGACATCGCTTATTCCCAAGCAGTGGGGCGATGCCGCCCCGAGAAAGGAGACCAACATGACCGTGAAGACAATTGATGGCGTGCAGATCGAGCTGGAGGACAAGGACGGTCAGATCCTCGACCGTTACCTCGGCAGTCTGCAGAGCAAGCTGGCCGATAACGAGAAGAAAGTCGGCGAGTTGACCGCGCAGCTCGCCACCCTCGGAAAATCCATCGAGGGCAAGGACGGCGAGATCGTCGGCCTTAACAAGAAGCTGGCCGACGCTGAATGGACGCCGCAGAAGCGCGACCAGTCCATCCGTGAAAGCATGGAAGTCTTCGACCGCGCGCGCTGCGTGCTTGGGGACAAGTTGGTCACCGACGGCAAGACCGACATTCAAATCAAGCGCGAGGTCGTTGCCGCCGAAATTGGTGACGAGGACGCCAAGGCGATGTCGGATGAAGCCATCAACGGCGTGTTCCGCGCCGTGACGCGGGAAGTCAAGAAAGGTGGACTGCAGCGCACGGTCGATGCTTGGTCCCGGCCAATGCCAAAGCCGAGCTTGAGTCCGTCCCAGGCGGCCTACGCGAAATACGTCGACGGCCTGACCAACGCCTACAAGGCCAAGAGTGCGTAACCCAAACATCAATCAACAGCGAAAGGAGGCATGACATGCCTGCTGTTCAAACCACTTATAGCGCAACGCTCCAGCCTGGTCTGGAAGGCCAGGTCGCCAGCATGCTTGACGATGATGATATCGAGACGCGGCTGTGCGAAACCGCAGCGGGCATCGCTTTCGGGCGAGCGGTGTCGGAAGGCACCAATGCGCGCGGCGCCGTGCTTGGCGGAGCCACAAAATTCATCGGTATTACGTGCATCGACACCACCCTAATCATCAAAGCCGGCCAGACCGTCGATCTGTATCAGCAGCGCGACAGCATGGCGGTGTTGAATGAGGGCGATATCTGGGTCCGTCCGGTTGCGGCTGTAACGCACGGATTGGCGGCGACCTACGACAGCACAACCGGGCAGCTCAATCCGGCTACCGCCGGTGTCGCGATTCCGGCCTCGCGCTACATCACGTCGGCAAGCGCCGGCCAGCTCGCGCTGTTGCGCCTGACCGCAACCGCTCCGGGTGCGTAACCCAGCAAAGATGGAGACACCAACATGAGTTACCAATTCGGCGACGCTGCGCAGCAGGCACTCAGTTTTGTGATGCAGCAGGCGCAGTACATCGAACCTCAAGTTTATGAGATTGCCTACGCCGAGATCCAATACCCGAATCTCGTGCCGATCGACTCGTCAGGTAACGAGTGGATGAAATCGATCGCGTTCTTGTCGCTCGACAAGGTTGGTCAGGCAAACTGGTTCAATCATCTTGCGGCGGACGTTCCGTTCGCGGATGTCATGCTGAGCAAATTTGAGCAAGGCATCGAAATGGCCGCGATCGGCTATTACTGGACCTTGGAGGAAACGGGTCAGGAGGCGATGATTTCCGGCCCGACCATCAACAGAGTCATGGAACGCGCTAAGGCTGCGCGGCGAGCCTCCGAGGAAATGATCGATCGCATCGCGTTCTTCGGCGATACCACCAAGGGCTGGACCGGCCTTACCAACGACCCGAACGTCACGATCACCGGCGCGCCGGCAGACGGCACCGGCTCGTCGGCCTTATGGTCGACCAAAACAGCCAACCAGATGGCGCGCGACATCGGCCTGATCCTGTCGGGGGTTTATACCAACTCACTGACAACGGAAATTGCGGACACGCTGCTGCTGCCGCCGGATCGGTTTACAGCGTTGGCACAATCGCTGGTCACCAACACGGCTGTGACTGGACTCAATCTCGTCCAGACCGGCAATGCTTATACCGCGTTGACCGGCAATCCGCTCACGATCCGCACGGTGCGCGGACTTGAGACGGCGGGTGCTGGCGGTGTTGCCCGTGCCATCGCCTATCGGCGCGCTCCGGAAATTCTCAAACTGCATCTGCCGATGCCGTTCAACTTCCGCTCGCCGATGCAGGTCACGGCTCTCCGCTTCGACGTTCCGGGCATTTTCCGCACCGGCGGCGTCGAGGTGCGGCGGCCGAAGAGTATGCAATACCTTGATGGCATTTGAGGAGAACATCCATGACCGAGCACAAGGAAGTTGCGAAGCAGACGATCAAAGTCAAGAACACCGGCAAGGCCCCGCATGTCCTGCATGCCGCCAGCGGTGAGGCAAAGGTAATCGGCCCTGGCCAAGAGGCCGAGGTCGAGGTTGCGGAGCCGCAGGCCAAGATACTGCAGGAGGCTTCCAAGCGCGGTAGCCATCTCACGGTATCGGGGCACGAGCCCGAGAAGGAAGAGCCGTCCGAGGTCGAGGCCGCGACGCCCGAAGAGCAGAAGTCGCGCCATGCATTGGCCGAGAAGGAAACCGAGCTGATGCAGGCCGGCCAGGAGGCCGGCAAGGACGCGCGCGAAAAGATGGCCAAGAAAGACTGGCAGAAGCTCGCCGCCGAGACCGGCATCGGCATCATGGGCCGCGGCGGCGTCGATGCGCTCGAGACGGTTGCCGAGGCACCGGACGCACCAGCCAAGAAGAAGTAAGCGCCTGCGTTTCGTTTGGGGTGCCAGCGCTCGCCCCCTCTTTCTCTATTCCCAGCAGCATCATAGGAGGCCAGCGTCATGGCAAACGCAGTTTATCCGCTATTCAAACAGTCGCTTCTGACCGAAGCCGACGCCAACAAGTCGCTCAATCAAACCGGCAGCAACGCGCCTTATGCAAGTTTGATCACGACCTCGAGCGGGTACGTGTATTCGGCGGCGCACCAGTTCTACTCGTCCTTGTCCAACATCGTCGGTACGCCGCAGCCGATTACCACGCCGACGGTGGTCAACGGCACGTTCGCGGGCGACAACGTGACCTTCACGGCGGTCTCGGGCACGGTGGTGGGCGCGATCGTGATCTATCGGCAAAACGCCGGCGCCAATACCACCTGGCGTCTGGTGCTGTTCGAGGATACATCGGTGACGGGCCTGCCGGTCACGCCAAACGGCGGCAACATCGTGATCACCTGGAACGCGTCCGGAATCTTCACCCTGTCCGATGCCGCAGCGAAGCAAGATATCATTCGCATCGGCGAGCTGCCGGACGGATTGCCGCTCTACAAATACCGCTACCGGCATTCGGGCGAGGTGTCGGTCGGCGTGCTGGCGCACGAGGCCGCCAAAAATCATCCCAAGGCAGTCGGCCGCCGTGGTCGCTTCCAGGCTGTGAACTATCCGATGCTGATGGAGGCTGCCCTTGCCGGTTGATCCCCTCAAAAACCTCCCCGGACAGGAAAAGCATCTGTTCGACATGTTCACCGCTATGGCGGTCGGCGTGGATTTGGATGCGGTGATGGGGGCGGCGATCAACATCCTGATCAATGCCATCCGACAGAACTATCCGCTGAGAGACGGGGCCGAGCAGAAATTCAACGAGCTGTTCGGCCGCGGCAAACAGCTCCTCCTTGCCAATCACTATGACAGCGTCACCGGCCGGCGTCGCTCGGTGATCCCGCACGATCAAATTATCCGCATGCCCTACGTCATGGACCCTGACGAGACCCGGAAACAGAACGGCCGGTGATAAAATAAATGGCATTCGCCGTGGCTGATCGTGTACTTGAGTCGGTGGCCTCGTTCGGAGGCGGGACCGGTGTGGTCACACTTCCCGCCGTTGCGGCTCCCGGTGCGTTTCAGTCATTTCTATCTGGGTGGGGCTCGAGTGGAAGCGGTTGGTATGCTCTCGTTAATGGCGTTTCCGGTCAGTGGGAGACTGGTCTCGGGACGTTGAATGCAGCCGGTACCGTTCTTACCAGGACGACACCTTTCAACGGCTCGAGCGGGGTTGGTGTCGCGGTGAACTTCACAACTGGTCCGTTGGATTGTTTCGGCACCCTGCCAGCAAATGAAATCACGCAATTGCAATCTGATATTGCCGCGCGGGTGCGCTACGATGCGGTGCAATCGCTGACGAGCGCGCAGCAAGTCCAGGCCCGGCAGAACATCTACGCTGCCCCGCTCGACGCCTTGGCATTCAGCGGCATTCAAATCAATGGTGCTTTCGAAATCAGCCAGGAGCTCGGCGGCGCCGGTAGAGCGACGCCCGGCTATATCTGCGACGGATGGATGCTATCTTTTAGCGGCTCCATGGCGCTGCGCGGTACATTGTTTGCGAACGGCGCCATCGCTGGCCTGCCGGGCTCGATCGCCGCCACCGTAGTTACGGCGCAGGGCGCGCTCGCTGTCAACGACTACGCCACGGTTTTTCAGAGGATCGAGGGATACCGGTTTGCTCGCCTGGCATTCGGTACGGCAAATGCGCAACCGATTTCGATCGGGTTTTGGACCGCTCATCATCGCACTGGCGTCTACGGCGGCGTCCTCCGCAACATCGCGGCCAATCGCACTTGTCCTTTCAGCTACACGCAAAATGCAAGCGACACCTATCAATACAATATCGTCACTTTCCCCGGCGACACCGCCGGTACATGGAATATCGATAACAGCATTGCAGCCGAGATGTATTTCACGATAGCTGCCGGCTCCAATCAGCAGGCGCCGTCAGCCGGCGCGTGGCTGGCGGGCGGTTGGGTGACCGGACCCGGACAAGTCAATGCCGTTGCCGCGATATCGGACGTCTTCCGACTGGCCGGCGTCATCATAGTTCCAGGTAATCAGGCGCCGCTGATTACCTCGCCAGCGGTGATGCGGACTTTTGATTATGAGCTCCCGCTGTGTCAGCGTTACTACCGGAAAAGCTATCCCTACGCGACGGCGCTCTCGGCCACCGGAGCCGCCTCCTGTCCGAATTACTTTGTCATCGTTCCATCAGTGACCGGCGCCAAACAGTTTTTGCAAGCCATCAACCTGATGCCTTCCATGCGAGCGGCTCCAAGCGTTGCTTTTTACTCATCAAACAGCGGATCAGGCGGAACAGTTTATGATGCAGGCAGCGGAACTGACGTGGCCGCGAGTGCCATCAACATCTCGGAAAAAGTTTTCACCTTGAATACGAGCAGCGCCGCCTCATCCGGTACTTCCTTAAACATCCAGTATCATTGGACAGCGGACGCGAGGCTGTGATGGCAGACTACAGGCTAACGGCGACCGATATCGTCATCCGCAGCGCGGACAACGCCAACATTCCGGCTGATCCAATCAATAGTGACCGCATGGAATACGAAACGTGGCTCGCTGATGGCGGCGTGCCCGATCCCTACGTGCCGCCCGAGCCGGTGCCGCCGACGCCGACCGGAGAGCAGACGACGCTCTACGACCACGA